ATCTCCTTGGTTGGACTGTCCACCCGCTAGGGGTATTAAAAAGAAATGAAACTAAAGTCTTTATCTGCTCCACCTGTGTATACATCACAAGCATTATAATTCAATGGGTTTACCGTAGCGTTTGCAGTTCCAGACGTATCATTGACAGTTGCAATGCACACATAATCGTTAGCGCGTTGCCTTGTTGTAAATGTAATCCGATAAACACCAGTTCCGGTTTTGGCAACGGTACAATTATAGCCTTGTATTAAAGTACCTGTGCTACTTACTTGCGCCCAAGAGTGAGCGTTATAGGTATTCGTTGGTGTAAAATTAGCATGGTCTACGGTTACATTCAGACGACGAACATTAACTTCGTTTAGTGTTGTGTAGTTTTGATACCGAATCCCATTGTAATCTCCATAGGAAACAATGCCGCCTTGAACGTCAATATAGGCAACATCATCAATAGTATTCTGATTCGTTGCACTCGCAGATCCATAAAACCCATTGTCCTTTAAATAAACTTGAGAAGCATATTGTATCGCAAATGGTGTATTGGATTGAGCAATAAAAATATTGTCCGACATGAACAACGAACCAGTGGCATTTGTGTATTTAGTGTAGACGCATCTGCCTCTTTGGGTTACAACATAATTTCTATGAATGTTTGATACGCTAATATCAACAGTTAGTAAGGTTCCTTGGTCAATAGTTCCGATACCAACAGGAGCGCCGCTTGCTGCAATAATTGAAATTTGATTGTCATTACACTCCCAAAGCTCTACCTTCGGCGCAACAACAGCTTGAGGCTCAAACCCAATTGCAGGCCTGTTATATATCGTATTAAAAACTACAACATTGCCAGTAGTCTGAACATTTCGTATGCCAACATTATCCGCAATGTGCTTTATAACAATGCCGCCACTAGATTCGGCGGTTGTAGTTACGTTATTATTGATTGCTCTTATGTATTCGCAAGTCTTAGCCGGACGAAAACGAAGGCCACTCAAAACTTCATCTGCAATTAAAATAGTGCAATTTTCTACAGATACATTTTGACCGCCAAAGTCTGCGCCACCGTAAATCGTGCAGTTTTCAACATGAAGTGAATCTATGTTTTCGTGGCTGTCCATAGCCGCAACGTCCAAGCTATCAACATCATTGTTCATAATAACAGTGCCGCTAACTGTTAGGAAACGATTTGGATCATAACCGCCTGTTGCGAAAGAATGTCGTCCACCTTTTAGGGTTCCACCACTTACGCGCACATACTGAGAACTACCAATTACTAACCCGTAAGATGTTCTATTAGGGGTAACATAAGTCTTGGATGAAAAGTTAGCGTATGGGCTAGTTATATTGACGTTAGCGCAAAACTCAACATCCATACATACGCTATTGAAACCTTCGACCGATGGGTTTTCTAAAGTGACGTTTTGACATTCCCAGAAAGTAATCCCTCTTGCGCTGTTTTCATCATCCTGACCTGTCATTTTTAAATTGCTAATAAAAACTTCAGGCATAATTAACGGAAAAACTTTTGACGTTGCAGCCGTATAACTGTCAAACAAAGAGCAATCTAAATAAATTACATTCCCATCAACTTTTTGAATCTGGTGCAACTCGCCTTTATTGTATTGAGGACGAGTTGGCACATAATCCTCGGTTGAGGCAATGCGTATCCATGATCCTTTTGTTAATCCAGAAGCACTTGCCACCGTGATTGACAGCTCACCTTCAGCAATATCTGACGATAATGTTGTCCCGCCAACTCTTTGTGTAACGTCCCAATAAACTGCATTGTCCACAACAAACGGCAAACCAGAAATCCAAAAGCCTGTGCCAGTTAATGACGAGCTTGCAATCAGTTCTCCTTTGCTTTCAAACTGAATGTTGACTTTGTTGGGAGTTACCAAAGAAAGAACCGAACTAAAGAAATACGGCTTGTCTATAACCAACGTGCCGCCAGATGATGCGATATAATCTAGTCCGGCTTGAATGGCAATAGTGTCATCTGTAACACCATCACCAACACCGCCAAAGTCTTCAAGGTTTACCGTAGTAGCCTGAAGCATCCTGTAGTTGACTTTTGTTAAGCTCATTTTATTTAACCTTATTCGACGGTATAGGTTGCAGTAAATGCCACAGTAGAACTGGTTGAAATTCCAGAAATTTGAACACCAACGCTTGCAGAACCACCTGTACTTTCAAACAAAAACAAGTCTGTAAATGCAGTATTTAGATTAAAAAATCTTGGCCCTACCGTTACATCCGCATCAGCAGTTGTTAGTGTAATATTTCCATGCCTAACTGCGCCTTGAAAAACGCTATAACCTTTGTATGCAAATGGAATATTCTCTATTCTCATCAAACTGGTACCGCCACTTGCCGCTGAAAAACCAAAATATGCAGTGATTGTTACTTGATTGCCAATCTTCGTGTAGTAGGCCGAAACATCTGCTAGGGTGTATGTCCCAGCAGTAGTACCCCTGACAGTCGGCGTCCACGTCCCCTCCTCGTAATCATCGAGCAGCTCAGAGGTGCCAGTGCCAGCGGTAGCAGAGAAGTCGATGCCTGAGCCAGAATTAACAATGACATTCCCTGTGATTGAAACACCAGTGTTTGCAGTTTCTATCTTGGGATCGTCATTGTACCGAAGTTGAACGGAACCACCGTCCGTTGCCAGCATGTAAGTCTTAGTAAACGCACCATTGTTAAACGAAATGCTCGATCCGTTTATAAGCAGATTGCCTGAGCCAGTTTCCGCAATATAAGAGGAATTATTTGAAGAGTTGTGATAGATGACAAGATCATCACCATCACCAATTTTAATACGAACATCATCAGGAACCGCAAGCTCTCCATCAACAGTTATATCATTGAATGTTGGGTTGCGACCGAAAACGCCCCCTTGTTGTTTGATGGTCATTTAATACTCCTAACTAGTAAAATACATTACTGATATAGTAATTTGAGATGATGCCTGAAGTTCTTGAGAACTATCAGATTGAATTGTTGTGTTATCCCCAAGGTAAACTCTTATATTACTAGAGCCTTCCTCAATAAAGCCAAGGAATTGATTAGCATTAACAGCAACAGTTGGGTAAATGCTGACTTGTGCAACAGCAGCCCTACCTGATTCTTCAGAAAGATTTGCGGCAGGAAGCGGCAGATTTATATCAAAGGCTCCGACAGGAGATGCAACAGAACTAACAATTAAATTGCCAGTCACAATAACCAATCTGCCAATCCTTGTGTAAGCAAGAGTATTAAAAGAAGGATTGAGAGTTACTGTGCCGCTTGTTGTAGGGGTTGCGGTGGCTTCGTAAGTAGCTTCAGTATAGTTATTGAGGTCAGATCCACTAACACCAAAACGCAAATTGCTGAGGGTTTTGGTATTGTTGACTTGATACTCAATATCAGTTGAAGTGCCGGAGATTTGAATATCGCCAGAACTAGCATTTACGACACGAGTATTGGTGATTTTAGTTCCGTCTGCATTGAACAGATTAAACCCGTAATCATTTACGTTTGCTATAAATATATTGTTTAGGACAACATTCTTTGCGCCAGCAGAAACATTAATTCCATGATTGTAAGCCCCATCAACAGTGACGTTTGACAGACTTAAATATTCTGTGGCTCCTGCGATGGAAACCCCACTATTGTTAGTTCCACTGCTAGCAAGATTACCCGCATCATACACTGATATGTTTGAAGCAGACGTATAAGAAGCTGGCTTGCCAGCATGGCCAAAATTTACTGCGTGTTGGAACCCATTGCGATAGACACTAATATTTGAAACAGATGAATGAGTAGTATCAGCATTAACCCCAGATGCGCCATTATTTCTAACAATGATATTATTCATCACATTGTTTGTGGCGTTTGGGCCAGAAATAGCGCAACCACTATAAGAAGAGGCTCCTGAGCCTTCGCAAACGACATTCGATATGCAACAGGCATAACAGTTACCTGTAGCGCCATCATCAATCTTGATACCCTCACGCTCCCAAGTGTTTAGAAACACTCCATCAACAGTGACATTGTAAGCGTCTTGAATAAATACACATCCCTCAAACCCACTTGTGGGAATTGTAGGATAAGAGTTGTTCCATTTGTTTTTACCTATTTCTCTTGTAGAAATCAGGCAGTCATTAACCTTCTTGAAGAAAATACAGCCATGCCTAATCTGAACGCTAGTCGATTGATTTGATTTGTTACCATCAATGGAACCGGAGCCAATCAGTTTGATATTAGAGTTCCCGCCTGATTGATCTGAATTTTTAATCATAACGCGTTCATCTGGCTGGCTTGCCAACATTTTCAGTGTCCCGTTAATCTCAAGAGTTCGATTAGATGGGACTATGATTTGAGAAATCATAAATGTGTTGCCAGCGGGGAAGACAATATAACTATGTGCGTCAATAGCAGCTTGAATAGCCGCTGTATCATCTGTCACGCCATCACCAACAGCGCCGAAGTCCTTGACCGATACTGACTCTTGCAGCTTGAGCTGGACATTTCTACCGTAAGTAGATCCCGCTTGAGTGAAGGATACTTGTGACGCAGTAGTAGCGCCTACTGGCAATACTTGAATAACCATAACCTCAATAGTGCTGAGATTAGGTGGTGCAACAGAAAATTGTAAAACCGCACCAGATACGTTATAGCCATCTTTCTGCTGGTATACACCGTCGATATAGACCTGAGTGTTGTTCTCGCCTCCAGGCTCCATGCCCAAAGTGAAATTAACCGTAGACCCATCGCCCGTAAAGTTATAGTGATTCAAGCCAGCAGCGGTGAATGCACCTGCTATGCTACCAGCTTCAGGATTACCCGTGGTATCGTTGAACTTGAGGTACTTGCCCAGACGAGTCGCCTTGTCAGGAATCGTCATGTTAATGGACGTTGGGTCAGTATTAGGTGCTATCAGTACACGGTCTAAATCACCACCATTTTGCTGGAGTGCTAGCCATAGTCGATCAAAGTCGTTGTTTACATCTGCCGCTAGGAAGTCGCCAGCATTGGTGTAGGCAGTAAGACGCTCATAGGCCATATCACGGTAGATGGTTATGATATCGCCAGACGTTGCACCAGTGACCAGCGTGATGTTGCCACCAGTATCTACACCTACGCCACTAACTGCGTACTCGCCAGCACCAGCACCTTGGTTTATTAAAGTACCGTTCTGTAGTACCTTGATATCCCCAGCAGCAGCAATCTCAAACGTATAGGGAAATACGGTTTGGCCGCCAGTAGCGGTATATTGGTCTCTTGGAGCGTTGTCTAATACTGTCATAGGACACCTGTAATTCGTTTGATTTTATCAAAAATAATGGCTAATAACGACCTGCTATCTTACACCCATACCATTTAATTCTAAATTTTTAATGTTTTGATCTAGCACTGCGTTAGCTCTTTTAGCCTGCTCTAAGATCAAATCGTCAAGCCTTCTTAGCTCTAGCTCTTTTTCTTCTCCAGTCATGACTAAATTGTCATAAATAAGATTTCTACGTTTATTTAATCGTCTGATATTTTTGGTAGCCGAGTTAAATGCCGTTTCGGATCTGACTAATGCTATATTTTCTTCTCTGTATTCTGCCCGTTCTTCATTTCTAAGATCATCTAGCTTGTTGGCTACTTGCCTAATTAATGATGCAGAGTCATAAAATAATTGTGTGCTCTCTGCTACCGATCCAGTAGGCGCTCTCATTGTAAATGCCCTAATCAACGGGGTATCTACTGGGCTAGTTGGCCTGGCGGGTATTTCTTCGCCGTTCCATTTAGATGCCTCATTAAGAATAAAGTCGCCAGCAGTAGTAACGTATTGAGCACTGCCAGCAAGCAGTCCTCGCAATGTATTGTCCACTTTTGCTGGGGATACGCCTAGTATTTTTCCTATTTCATCGGCAGATCTGCTAGTGTATTTTGCCTTTCTTTCTTCTGGCGGCAAATCTTCCATCCAAGAAGGATAAATGTTTCTACCTTGAAAAAAATTATAGTTAGTTATATTTTCTATAGTAACTTTTACCAACGGAGGAATTGCAGCACTAGGATCGTAGATTGGGCTAATAGAACCAACAACACCTTTAACTAATTGTATCCAAAAGTCTTGAACGTCTTTAATGCCTTTAGATTGCCCCCAGGCTAAGAACCTTTCTGGAACAGATCCGAAAAGATATCCCAATGAAAATGGTTTTGGATATCGCACCCATTGACCATTCATCTTAAATATCCAGAACATATCCTTTTGCCACTGTGGTATTTCCGCATATTCTTGTCGCTCATCGTCTGGAGCACCGTACAAATAATATCCCGCTAAAATTAAACTAGGCATAGTGATTGTGCCTACTGCCCACATAGTAGTAGCTTTCGGGTTGTCACGCATAGATCGATACAGTTTATCGGCACCCTGCATCCCAGCATTAAAAAATGGCACATATCTATTAATAGCTTTGGATGCAGTACCACCTCTTGCAAAATCTAAAGTAGCATCCCTAGATTCAAATGCAGCTTTAGTATCTGACATGCCTTTTCGTTTGGCGGCAGCAAATGTGCCTATCCTAACTGCTTGCTCAAACGTTAAACTAATATCTTCTGGCAGTCTTAAAGGGTTTTTAAAATACCTAGCAATTTTTCCGTCATTACTCATTAGCTCTTGTTGCGCCCTAGCCATGCCGTTATCAGTCAATTCCATATAATTATTAAACGACCCTCCAGCTTGCATCCATTGATTGTGCAGATCAGTCTTGCCAATAATGGCAACTAATCCGCGTATTGGATCAATAATTGGAATTGGCTTAGCCTCAGACTGGATGAATGCGCTTTGCATATCTCGCAATACGTTACGAACCCAAAACTCAGGAATTAATGTGGCCCCTGCTCGCAATATTGACGCTGGAGCTTGAAAGAATTTCTGAACAAAATTAAATTGTTCTGGCCTCATCTGCTCAACAGCTTTTAATATTGGTGGTGCTACCCTGTAATACTTTCTTTTCCCATCTTCAAATACAGTGACAGTGCCTTTAGGTGCTTCCTTGCTTGGGCGTTTTACCTTCTTCCCGTCTACTTCTATTGTCTCCATTAATGGGCCAATAGGCTGAATGTACTCAGGCATAATGTCTGCTAACGAAGATATAGATCTAGCCACCCTGTTTTGCGCTGCAAGATCCACAATTCTAAATGTGTTTCTAATAATAGATTCAATAGGATCTTTAATTTCTCGTTCAGATCCTACAATCTTCTTAATTACTCTATTAATTGTTGCATTAGTAAATACTTTGCCTTGACCAGCAGCATTGTATTCGCCAAATTCTTCATCTAATACACGTTGAAATGGAATGTAATTTTGGTTTTTCTCGGTAATATTTTTATACGTTTCTTCTTTCATATTGCCAGCATCAACCGCTATACGAAGGACGCGTTTCTGAAACTCATAAATTTCTTTAGCAGTCTCGTCAAACCATTTAAGACTATCACCATATTTTATAGCCAAAGAATCTAGCGTTTTGGCAGAATCTAATTTTTGCTGCTCAGTAACCTCAACGTCTTCTCGTTGTTGCAGATCGTTCCAATATCTTCTAGCTATTAGATAATCTTTAAGATCCTGATTACGTTGATTTTTGTTAGGCTCTAATCGAATAATAAGATTATCGAAATCGTCCAAAATAGAACGCAAGCCTCGGCCTGTAATTTCTATCTGCCCATCTTCATTAATAGTGTTTGTATTGACGGTTAATATCTGCTTTGCCAAACCAGCAACCGAATAATATTGTCGAATTAAATAATCCGTAGTTTGGCCTTCTGCTAATGTAGCGCCGCGTTTTACTGCTTCTCTTGACAGATCAACTAAAGCCCCAAATCTGTCAAACCATGTGTAATAAAAATCATTAAAGATGCTTTCATTTGGATCTATGTTTAATCCTTCTGCTTCTAACGCTGCATCAGTTTGTGATTCCAATACGGTGTCATCAGATGAAACTCTAGGAGATTCTTGCATAGCAATATATTCTTCCATTGCTTTCATGGAAGCATCAAATTCTTCTAGTGTAATAGTAGGATATTCTTGTTCTAATGTAGCTTCTAACTCATCTAAACTAATCTTTTCTAGTTCCGCAGTTTCGACTTCTTGCCGCTGCTGCATGTTTGCATAATAACTTTCTAGTTCTTCGTTTTTAACTTGCTCAAGAACCTCTATTTCTTTTTCAATAATGTCCAAGTCAGCTTGTTTGTCTTGGTATGCAGGCAATTTAGGGTTTTGTACTATTTGGCCAATAACCTCCATAACGTCGGCTAATGTAGATTCTGGCCCCCAATACTCTGCTTCTGGCAATGATTCAATGATTTGATCAATCATCATCCCACCTTCAGCACGAAACACTGTGTACCCTAATTGTTTATTAATAGATCTTAGCTCAGACTTTTCAGCGCCAGTTTCCATAACATATGAATCAATGTTAATGCCTGATTTAGTGTTATCTTTAACTTCTCCAGCGGGAGTTTGGATAGTTGTTTGGTTTGCAAATGCTATAAGTTTTGCAAGAGGCGTATTAGCTCTAGACGCTTTTGTTCTTGCTTTTCTTAATGCCTCAAGACTTTTTTCTTTAGCCTTGTATGCCGTATCTATTACGCCTTCTTTAAGCTGATCATAGGCTTCTAAAACTTTAGCTTGAACGCTCGTAGGAATTTTCCCTGTAGCGGCTTCTAATTCAGTTTCTACTACAGCAGACTCTAATTGTAATTGTGCTTCAACAAATGCTTCCTGCTCAGTTAGCGCCATATTACTAACAGTTTCTTCTGCTTCTTTTCTGGTAAAACCTTTGTCAATTAATAAATTTGCTGCAATGTTGGAAACACTTTTAACGCCTCCCATAGCAGAAATAAGCCCTGCCTCTAGCAATAATTGATCTTTAGTTGGGGTAATTCCGTCTAATACTTGGTCAAATGTATAACCTTCTTCTAGTGTAAGATTAACGGTTTCTCGCAGCACATCAGCAACACGTTCTTCACCTAGCTCTGCAAGCATCCCGTTCCAACCGCCAGCAGTAAACGCTTTAGATATAGTTGCATTAGGCTTGATCTTTTTATATGCCTCAAACAATCCCAGCTTTAAACCTTCTGGCAAAGCATTAATACCGTTAATTAAAGGTGTTTTTAATCGCTTAGTGACAGGATTAATTGCATATTTAGCAATAGTTGCACCAGATAATTCACTGGCAACTTCTGCGCTTACATAAGCATAAGCTTTTAATGCGCTTACAGCAGGAGTATCTTTTGATTCTTGAAATATGATTTGACCTTTATCGGTAACCATCCACGGGCCAAGTCTTTGTTCTCCATAGTTTGCTGCCCCCATAGGAACCATTAGGCCAGATTGTGTAGCTACTCTAGCTACTCGGCCAGCTTGTCGGGCAGCAGTTTGTTGCAATGCAGTCTTAGCTACCCCTTTGGTAATAGCTTGCACTGTAGCAGCTTGTGCAGCCTTTCCTGGCCCACCAGTTAATGCAAACTCCAACATAAACGCTGGCATTTGTGACCCGTAATACCGAAACTGACCGCCATAAGTCATGCCTCTAATAGACATTTCTAGTTGTTTATTAACAAATTCATCAAGCGTAGATTGTTCTGAATTCGTTAATGTTTCGCCGTTTTCTACTTTGCGTGAAATAGCTGCTAGGTTTAATGATTCTGCGCCTTGCACCAAACCGCCGCCAGGCAAGACTTGCGACCAATTTAAAAATTCTCCTGTTTCAGAAAACTCAATAGGGTTATCTTGCCAACTATCTACAATTTCAGGCGGGAACCTAGTCTTAGCTAGGTCAATCATCTGTTGTCTTTCAGCTTCAGATTCGTCTAGTAATTGACGGGCTTCTGGATCTTTAGTGTCAGGTTTAATTGTATTATCTAAAGCTAAAGAATTGGCTTCAGGAATATTAACCGCAATAGATTCAACTTGATCGCCACGATAAGCATCAAAAACTTTTGCTAATTCTTCATCAGTTGGCGGCGTGTCTCCGGTTAGCCTTAGCGTTACTCCGGTAACAGAATCAGTAACGTCATAATCTGGCATTATTTAACTACCTTTACCGTAAACCTACCAATTTGCTTGGTTTCTGATACTTGTTCGTTTTGAGCTTGTTGACCACTTAAAACTGCATTAACACGCTCTATAGATTTTTCTCTGCGTCTGTTTTGAATTTCTGTAATAACTTGTGGAGCCAAATCAGACCACAATTTTATATCCTCTCGTCTTGTTAAAGGGCTACCACGCTCTGATTCTATTTGTTCTTTTTCTAATCTTACTGCTTCAAGTAGCTGCCTTCTTGCTACACCCCATAAATCTGGTTGCAATGATCCTTTAATTTTTTGATCTGCACTATTGTAAGACATAGAAATTTCTGACGTAGCACCAGCAATTTTAGCAGCAGTCAGTGTTTTTAATTGGTTATTTAATTTAACTTCATCATCTGCGGTTAATTGACCATTTGTTCTAGAAATAATAATATCTTCTCTAAGATTATTGACACCTTGCAGGTAATTATTGGAATTAGCGTCCATGTCAAAATCAGCATTTAAATCATAAGCCCTAGCAATAATATCGCCCATAACTTCAGAGTTTGTAACCGCATTTAATGCTTCTGCTGAATTTACATATCGACGCAATTTTGCAGCTTCTGGGCTTCCAATTTGACCTTTCATTTCAGCCTCAGCAATAGCGGCTTTCTTTTCTTTGTCGGACAATGTTGGATCTTGCACCGTTTCTTGTGCGGCAGAATAGTTAGAAATTTGTTTAAATCTACTGGCTTCTATTTCAGCTTCAGCTTTTTTAATTTCTTCTGCCTCAAAATCCTTTAACTCTCCTTCTAATTTGCTAACTAAATCGTCTTTTTCATCAGCATCTAACGTAATAGTTTTTTCAGGATCTATTGGATCTTTAACTTGATAAGACGGAGCTTTATTAATTTGGTCAATAATTGATTGGCCAATTTGAATTCTTTGCTCTACTGTTTGCTCGGTATTTTGTAATACTTGCCTATTAAATGTTCCTAATGCTGTTTGTTTTGCTATTCGATCTTTTAACTGTATAGATTGTGTAGCAAATGCCCCATCGTCTAAACCTAGTGCAATGGCTTGCTTTCCTGTTTCTGCATAGATTAACCCAGCATTTAAGAGGCCTACTTCATCGCCTTGTCTAGCAAGATTAACAAAATTAACTTCTTGATCTTCTAAAGCAGTTTCAATTTCTGCTAAATTAATTTCATTCTGTCGTGTTGTCTGTGCATCAATAATACTAGATGCAGCTCGCCTATTTATTTGGTCAAAATAAATTTCAAACGCTGGCCGTAAGTCCTCATCAGTAGCACTAAGCAATCCATTTAATCCAGCCGTTACTATTTCATTATAAGCTTGAATGTCTTGCGGATGCTGTGTAGCAGCTTTATTAACTATTTCGGTAATTTCATTTTGAATGCCAGCAGTATAAGCCGCTCGTGCTGTTTCGTTGTATGCTTGGTCGGCTTTAAAATCTCTATAACTTTCGTACTGTTTTAATTCTAAAGGCTCATTGCCAATTGCGGCAGCATTTCCTGCCAATCTTGCGGCAGCTTGTGCTTCTTCTATTTGAGTTTGTTCCTCTAAAAATCTTTGTTCAGCAACTTTCTTTTTGCCAAACGCAGTAGCAACATCACCTATAGTTCCTGCTAGACCAGCAAGCGCCTCAAACCTACGAGCAGCAGACTGATCTACTCCCGTGGGCCTGAACTCTCCGTAATATCCAATAGGCTTCTGAGCCATGTTATACCTTCATTCCCGCAATTTGCGTTCCAGTCTGTAATAAAGTAGATGCAGCTTGCATTTTCCCAACTTGACGTGCAGATGTAGCCTGTCTGCGTAATTGAGCTTGTTTTAGTTTTTCAGATAGCCCAATAGTAGCTTCACTTAGGCTAGCTCGTTCAGCACTAGCCAATGCAATACTAGCGGGCGTACCTTCTCCAGCAATACCAGACATAGCTTGGCCTACTACATTAGCGGCTAATGCTCTGTTTAATTCTTCTCGACGTTGCAATTCACGGCTTTGAGCAGAAATTCGTTCTTCTTCAGCCTGACGTTTCAGCTCGATCTCTTGGGTTTTCCCAGCGACATATTGCGCTCTAGCAGTTGTTGCTCCACTAGCAGCAGCAAGTATTGCGAATATAGTAAAAGGATCCATTAGCTGCTTTCAACCTCGTATTCAATCATCTGTATATGTACTGGAGTAGGATCTGGTGCCGTTATCGATGGCATTGCATCCCTAGTCCAACCTATTGTGTTTAATACATCTTCTATTATGCCAGTTTTTGCATTAGGAGATGTATTTAATGGTGATACTGACGAGTAGCCAAACTCTCTGATAGGCACTGGTTGACCATCTACATAGTAACCATAAGACTGGTAGACCCGAATGTTCATGCGCACGATACGCTTGATACGCATCTGGTTCTCGCCACTGCCTATATTCGTGTTCAGAGGCATACCAGTTACTTCTACAGGGAAGTTTAGGCCGACTTCTACGTTGGTATAGCCTACTTCTTCAGAAGTTAATGTAATTTCGCCAGCGTTTACAGTCCGTTCTGGCAACACAATACCGTCGGCAACTATTTGTACCGTTAATCCATTCAGATGAAACAGCCCAGCTATGGTGGTATCCGTTGGGCCAGGATTGAATATAATAGAATCGTCCATCAAATGATCGAAAGACCACTTTTCAATGTGATATTCGGTAGTATTGTGAGCGTCTACTTTGCGCTTGACGATCATGTACAGCTCGTCATCCACTACTGAGGCATTAGTTACTATGCTGTCTTCAGGTGTGGCAGTTGGATATGTTGTAGATGCAGCAATCCATTGTGTGAAACCATTGATATCCTGGTCTCGCAGGGTATTTAAGACTGTAACCGTACCATCGGTATTGGTTATAAATAGCCAGTTGGCATCCTCGCTAGTTGTACCAGACAACATAGCCATGTCAGTAGGCTGTTTGATTAGATGTGACGATAGTACCGACCTATCATGCGTAACATAGGCATCTTCATTGAACGAATAGACAAAATCATAAATAGTCTTGCCGTTCCTATCTACGAATATAGTAGATCCATCTACATCTACTACCTCAATATACGATGACCCGTGATTAGTTTGTGGTGTAATACCCACAGACGTAGGCGTAACAGGCTTGCTGGTAACAGAAAACTCTGCCCCAGACGTAAATATCTGTAAGTTTCGACCTGGATAAACGTCGATAATCTCATTTAGCTTGCGTGAGGATATGGTGGCAAATATGCCTTCATCGTCATCCCCATCGTCAATATCAAAGTCAAAGAACGATCCTGATTTAGAGAAAAAGATAGATGCAGTCTTAGATTTCGTACCACCTAGAACTAATCGGCCTTCAAAGAAACATGCAGTCTTAGGATAGCCACGAGTAGCAGACCAGACAGGTTCCTTTCTAGGAGATCCAGTAGCGACTTTGGTAAATGTTAATAGGTTTGTAGCATTGCCTTTGGTAAAAAACCCAGAAAACAATTCAAAGTCTTTAGTCGATTCACCGCTAATTGTTATCTGATAGGTTAATACCCCTGTTCTGGCAACTGCAACACCAGTCTCCCCGAAACTAGGCATTTCTTGAAGGTTCTTCTGAATGTTAAAGACCGTAGAATTACGTTGATCTGCCGTAGCATCACCAGCAAAAGTGATATTTTTTGACAATATGCCTTCAACATCTACTTGGAATGTATCTCCAAGCTGTAACGACCCGCCACTAATAACCATGTTTTGTACTTCATTAACAGGCGTAGGGCTTAGATCATCATCAAAGTCATAGGTTGGCACATTGGTATATGGCGCTGCATCCCAACGTCTACTTGAAATGTATCTCCAAGCTGTAACGACCCGCCACTAATAACCATGTTTTGTACTTCATTAACAGGCGTAGGGCTTAGATCATCATCAAAGTCATAGGTTGGCACATTGGTATATGGCGCTGCATCCAAAAACCAATCTTCGTCTGTACCCAAGTTAATTAGTCTTTGTGTAGGCACATCCTCATGGAATAACAGCATGACGCTTTCGGTTTGAGTATCACGAACAGTACGTACTTGGTCTGACGTAAACGGCATCTTAACGGACGCCACATAGGTGCCAGGATTTTTATATATATTTATGTTTTGATCGGTTAAAACTAACAAATAATTTCTGTCAGTCTCGACACTAAAGTCTATTAGCTTTGCTTCTGACGGATCAACAATACCGCCAGCTCGCATCATAAATCCAAAACCAGCCATTGTGACTGTGGTAGTGGTTAAATCAGTAGTCCCAATACGGGCCAATCTCCAATACCTTGTAGACAATCCTAATTGTGGAAGATAAAACCTAAAGTCCTGTGGGTTAGTGCCTATTAATGGAACGTCAGCCGCATCAGTCCACGCGATACCATCTTGCGATTTCTGTATTTTAAACTCACTAGAAGTGCCAGCAGATAAACTAATACGCCTGAGATCGATAAAGACAATAGTTTGAGATGTTACAAAGTCTAATTGAGCAACTACATAAGGATCTGTAGTAGAAATTCCTACAGTAGTAGACGTAGTAGTGGTATCGTCATCGTCTCGCAACGTAGCAGGAGTACCACCGTTAGGCATGGTCATAACGCCTAGACCAGTGCTTACGATCTTTTCTGGTGCTATGCCAATATGTTGAGTGCCAGGTCTTCTCTTGACCCCGCCTTGTGGTACTAAAACTACATTCTTGGCAGTCTGCAAGCCTTGGTAATACTGATTAATGTCAGTACGACCACGCAATAATGGAGACAACTCTCCACTGACAAAGTTATTCTGTAGAAATCTTGACTTAGCCATTGCGCGTTACTTTTACAAAGAAGTCATCGGTCTGAAGTGTGCAATTTTTATCTGCTATCGCTTTAAATTGTGCAGGAGACGTTCTCGTATCTTCATCCCTTATGGGAAAAGAAGTGTATCGAGTGGCTTCAAACAGACCAGCAAATTGGAAATTCTGTGTAGTGATAAACGGCACTTTATACTGAGCACCACCAGATCCAAGAAACAAATCCAATTCTATTTCGGTGTTGTTGCTGGTAGTTGTAGGCTGGACAATAATCCTCATTTCAACAGCATCGCCTACTGCTAACTCACTAAAATCAAACGAGCTTGTCCCAGCATTCCACAAATTAGTCACGCCCAATGGAAGATAGGCGTTAGTGGTATTTGTTCCTAGCGCATCATTGGGGATTATGGTGAACACACCCGCAGCCAAGGTCGTCGTTGTAACCTTAGAATCTTCGTAAACAGCATATCCCGCGCTAGTAAGACCGCTTCTAGCTATTGTCACAGACTTTTTACTGACAGCCGTTACCACGACCGTGTAAACAAGCGTTGTGTTTATGATATTAATTAGATCATTAACTTGTAATTTTGTAGACGCTTCGCTGAAATAATTTGCCGAAGTGACAGTCGCTTGAGAGTCATTAGTGTAATAGGTGTAGATCCTTGGCGCTGGAGAAGACCCACCAACATGAGACAGTGTTTCATTGGTGAAAGCCATTAGTACCTCACATTAACAAATGGGTTACTCGTGATGGGGGTCGTTGGGTATTGTTGTGAATCCGTGTATCGGGCCATCCTAGAAGCATTGACGTACTCGGCAGACATTTCCATTCTGGACGCAGAGCTATCTCTGATGCTGGTGGCAAAGTCTTTAGCCAGCGCATACTCGATCATCTTGGAGAAATAAGAAGGCCAGTTTGCTTCAGGAACATTGTAAATATAGTCGCAATAAAGTGGGCCATTGTTATTGGTATACACCTTGTTGCCATAAATCTGGTAGTTGACGCTAGGGTACAACTTAATTAAGAACAATATATCAGCAGGAAGCTGGTAGATTGATTGCCATTCTTGATCGACTGGCGTATCGGTAGTCAATGCCAACTGAGCCTTAGCCCTAGCAAATCCCCAGCGATGCTTAGTCAATTCATTCTGGACTATGCTGTCGTAAAGGGCATTAGCAACTTGTTGTGCTCGTGAGTTACCGATCAATGAGTTAATGGGTGTGTCGCCTATTAAGACTAACGCAGCACTAACTAAATCAATTTTAGTTGCCATATTCCTACCTGTAAGAATGATGGGGGCCGAAGCCCCCAATCACTTAGGCATCGCCTAATGCGGTACCAGATGCACAGTCAATGCTAGTGCCACTGTTAGTTTTCACAAACGTGATTGTAACAGCAGCCGCATCGCTATCACTTACGATGATAACGTCATTAACTTGCAGCTCATTGATTGCTGGAAGGAAGTAATCCGTACCAGTAACCGTGGCGATTGAGTCAGGAGACGCATAAGCGAATACCTTTTGTGAATCACCACTCCCACCAATGCGGGACAGTTTCGTGTAATCGAAAGCCATTGTTAGTTACTCCTTAAGCAGTCTTGTCGTATTGAACTTTAACCAGACCACCCTCGTCGCGAACGACAGAGCCAGCTTTCAGCATACCGTTGCTTAACCAAGAGGTACGCTCAGGAATCCAGTTAATTTCAGTTTTCATGTCGATGCCGACAGCCAAGCCAACAGCAGGACGCTGGTAGAACCAAGAGTCAACAATGTTCGCTGCCTCAGTCAAACCACCTTCAGTACGAGTTTCGATAATGATGAACTGGAACCCTACGAGAGTGTTCACTTCACCAGAAACAAGTGCCTTGATAGCTTGATAGTCAGAAGACGTTGCCTTCTCATCGTTCAACAACCCACCCAAGCCTTCTGCTTCAATAGCAGCAAATAGCTCAGTGTTAGGTACACCTTGGTCACGTAACTCAACTTGAGCTTGGATTACCTTGGCCATAGTCAGGTTAGCTGCTCCAGCAGGAACCGTAGTGGTCAGCGGAGTAGAAGCGTCCATAGCGTCGATAACCAACTGATCGCAACGACGACCCAAAGCACCAGCAATAGTCATTGCCAATTCTTGCTTCTCATCGAAGTTTACGTCAGCCTGGTCAAAGATGTCAGTGTACTCAGGAGCGTTCCAGTTGGCCAAAGTAGCCGTCTTGAACTCGTGAGCAACATCCATCGGAGTTACCAGATCAGAAGTTGATTTTTGGTTTGCAAGGCCTTTGCCCATGCGACGGAATTTGTAGGTATCACCTACAACGTTGTTTCGGACAGTGACAGAATTCTTCAGCAAGCCCATACCTTGGTAGGCATGTTTTACCATGCTGTCAAACTCTGTTACTGCTACAGCAGATAAAGTTTTTGACATTAGTCTATTCCTCAAATTGTCAAATAATTCAACGCGAATGTTTCATGTGAAACACTTGCATGTTATGAGGTTTTCGACTGAGTGCCCGACAGATCGGTCAGTCTTCAACCCAAATCTGTCAGGCCCATAGAGGGGTATCCGACTCCCTATATAATATCAGTTAGTTATATAAAAGCAAACTATCCAAATGTCTGCACATAAGGCTTGTCGCCTCCATACTCCTTCATCATTCGCTGGATCTTGGCTTCATGGTTGCGATCT